ATCTCTTCTGGAAATATAATACATCGTCTAGTTCTCCTAGATTCTGACCACCAGGCAATGTAGTGATCTCTGTACCCTTTCCACCTTCTCTTCTTGGCAACCAAAAATCGTCAGTCATGCTCATATGTCTACGATCATCTTTAACGTCACCAGTACTTGCATCATATACTAAGCGATTTTTGTGCTTAGTCATCATATCTCGTAGATACTGTTCTGCTTTCATCTTAGGCAGATTACCTACATCGATATAGAAAATTCTTCTTTCAGGCGCTCTAGATATTCTATAGATAACTACAGCATCTTCCATCATTCTCAACTGATTCAAAGGCTTACTTGCCTTTTGTAGGTGAGAAATGATTAATGAGTTACTCTCATTCAAAAGACCAGATGTACAATTGACAATCGAATCTTTAGCTATCTTTAGTCCGGCTAGTTCGTTTCCTTGTTGACCAATCTGATTACCAGCTTGACCTAAAAAGCCTTTCTCGCTGAAAATGTAGTATTCGTTCTTAATCTGCTTTGTTAAAAACTTATTATCTTGACTTTGGCTATTAGAGCCTCGAGTCTTATTATCAAACTCTCTGACTTTACGAATCTTTCTTGGATCGATATAGCGCAACTCTTGAATACCTTTTCGAGGTTGCTTAACATCAATCATAACATGATAGTTGATTCTTCCATCAACATACCACTTTTGAAAAGTATCGTAACCAGTAGAAGAAAAGTCTAACAATTTTAATACATTGTCAAACTCTTCTCTAATTTTCTTTTTGATGCCGTCAGATAAATCGACATCATCTGTAACACATTCAACGACCTTATAGTCTGAAGATATACTTATTGCTTCATTTACTATATCATCTACTGCTTGTGCAACTTCTGGTTGCTGTAGCATTATTCTATACTTTTGCACAAGTTCTGCTTCTGATCTTGCGCTTCCTGCTAAGTCGAGATAGCTACTAGCGGCAGTACCAGTTGCGGCAATATCGATAGAGCCATCATCTTCGTTAGGTCTAACAAAAGAAGGTATATTCTTTTCTTCTGTGCCTTTACGCTTAATTTCGAATCCAAATAATTCAGCCATATTTTATCCTCTAATTAAGGGAGAGGGGTTCTCTCCCCTGATTATAGTTATCAAGTGTTATTCGTTTGTTCCAGCGTCCCCGGTGACTCCACCAGAAACATTCCACCAGTCATACTGGAAGGTAACATCAAACGTCTCAATCGCATCAGTTGTGCTCCAATCCATAGTGATAGGTCCCACAGATGTTGGAAACAAACCGTTAAAGTTATAAGTTCTCAGTGGTCCACCAGTTTTTGAAAACTGCGTAATCTGCGCTTGTGCTTTGTACTCTGATGCACTAGCAGTTCCCGCTTGCGTTACGTTTCCTTCATGAGAGTTGATAGAAGCCATCCAGTTTTCCATAGCATTACGAATAAGAAAGTCTTCATCATTGATAATAGTTACAGTCCACTCAGCGAATGTTCTGTCACCGGCTATCTTAATCTTACGGCCAAAGTATGGAACTTCAATTGTTCCCAAAGTCGCTTCAGGAATCTGTGCCGCCTGTACCATAAAAGGTGTTTTAAGATCGCCTGCTCCATTGATAGGATTCGAGATCGCTACTTGGAACAGGGATGCTTTGGCACCCCCGAAGGTCAGTTGGCTTTTTATTTCATTAATGTTGAAAGCCATTGTTTTTTATCTCCTTGTTTGTTGTCTAATTATTTATTAAGCCGCACCAACGATCTCTTTGAACTCTACGCCTGATCTAACAGCGACAAAGTTCAATTGGATAAAGTTGATAGAACGTGCTGGCTTGATGTAAATGTCGCCAACAAATTGATTAGCATCGATAACTGGTGAAGTATTGTTTGTTGCATCACATACTACTTTAAAGTCATAAATGCCTCGTCTACCCTGTACATCCCTCAAGAATGGTTCAACTAAGTTAACGAATGATGCTCTAGTGAACTCATCGTTAAATTCAAATAGAGTTGACTTAGCGGCTTGACCGATAGTCTTCTCAAGAACATTAAATAGTCTACGAACATTAATTCTATCAAATGCACTAACTGTAGGAGCAAAAGTCTTATCTCCAAATAGTACAGTGCCTTGACCTGGCTGAGTAATGACAGGATTAATTTTAGCTTTGTATAGAATGTCTCGCTGAGACTTATTAGGATTAACTAATAACTTGACAACATTCTTAACAGTGCCTCTATTATATCCTGCAGGTGAGAACCAAGGATCTCTTAAATCATCTGTTCTAGCGCAAAGTCCAGCGATATCTCCATTTAGCGGTACATAGCGATACACATCAGAATACTTATCGTACTGATATTTATATCCGCTATCTACAACAGCATATGTGCTTGCGCTAAGAGTAGATGCAAAGTTAACGATAGCATCAACAGTATTATCGCTTATCTCTGGAGAAATAAATGCCACACAATCTCTGCGAACTTCAGCGATATTATTGATGATATAATTGGATAAAGTAACTCCACCTCTTGCTTTTCCTTGTATAACAAACGAGATGTCTACGTCAGCTGGGTCTTTATATAGATCATATCCCGCTGAAAGTGTTGATAACGATACTGAAGCTTCATCATTTCCGTCTGAACCGGCAGTTGCAGTTAACGTAGTTCCTGATGAGTTGGCTGATAGATTACCTGCTCCCACTGGGCTAATTGCTAACCAGTTAGAGACGCTAACTAACAATTCGCTCAATGAGTTTGTCGTACCGTCTGCTTTCTTTTGATTAGGAAGTTTAGATACATTCTCGTATATCTCTACAACTGATCCTTTAGTGCCAGTAAGTTTACCGTCAAGGTCTTTTACTACAATATGTACGTTATCAGTATCTGGCTCTGCATCAAATAGTATTGAATCGCCCCACTGCTTATTGTATGCTACTCCATTTGCGTCATTTAGACCAGTATATCTAGACGTTACTGCGCCAAGCGATTCTACTGCTGTGAAAGCAGTCAGCTTGTTAGTGGCAGCCGCATTTGATGGTAGTGCAGTTATCTGTACGTTAGTCGGATTTGCGTCAGTATAAGCAATTGCTTTTGCGTAAGTGTCAGCTAACTTATAAAGTCTTGTTTGACCAGTAACTGGCTTACCTATGTTAACTAGTTTATAGTTTTCGGCTGAGCCACTATCGGCTAAATCTAGGGGTGTAACATTTCCTAGTGTAGGATTTGCAGATGAAAGCTTGAATTTGTTTGCGTCAACGTATACAACAAAGTATTTTGTGTCATTAGTAAGGTTTTGTAACGCACTACTACCTTCTTTATAGACAACTACGTCACCATTAGCGAATCCGTGACCAGCGATAGTAATAGTGTCATCGCCATCAGTAATGCTATCGTGAAGAAAAGTTTTCTCTACAAGACCTACTGGAATAGCAAAGTATGTTTTGCCATCTACTAATCCTGTTAGACCACCAAAGCCGTTTATACTATACACAAAGGGTGATCCAGCCGCATATGATTTATTATTAGCCGCAATTTGAACGATGCTTGTTCCTGTTGTATCGCCTGCTTCGTGTATGATAACACCACCGTCAGAATCTGTAGTACCAGTTTGCTGAATAGTAGCAGGTGCCGCACCTGATTGGAATACGTTATCTTCAGAACCAGTTCCACCACTTGGAACTGGGTCAGCTGCCAAGAATAAATCTTGACCATTTACAGTAATTTTTTCTCCTCGCTTCATAGCTTGTGCATTTGCTAATGAAGAGAATCCTTTAAATCTAATCTCTGTTGAGCCACTAGCGATAGTAGCTGTGCCGTCACCAGAGGCAGTTGCAAAACTTCCCTTAACACAATGAGATACGTCTATAGAGTTTCCTAAATCACCTTCATACTTAGCAGTAAAGTCGTCAGAACCATTAGAAGCTTTTATGCCACCATCAGTCACTCGTGTGACAAAAAGTGCATCACTATAGCTAAGAAAATTAGCGGCAGTTAAAAAGGTTTCGTGATTTGTCCACAGATTAGCATCTGTGTACGTTGTGTTAGTGTATCGAGTTGATGGTGCACCAAATCTAGCAACTAGTTGTTGTTCCGAAGTGACTAGCACTCTTTCGTTTGTTGGACCCCATCGAAATACCCCTGCGATTGCACCTTCAGTTGTTCCAACTGCTGGAGTGCTATTCGTAAGGTCAATCTCGCTGATGTTAATCCCTGGACTTGTTTGAAAGGCCATCGTTGATTTCTCCTTGTTTATTTTGTAAGTTACAAACTTCTTTTATTTTGTATTTCTATATTTATAATAATCTGAACTTAGTGTAGCCAGGAATTATCGTCATCTCTTACAGAAACTGGCGCTAAATCGTCAATGCCAGTTTCGGTATCGTAATCGTTGAAGCCTATAGGAAGTAAACTCTCCGCTAGTTCTTCTTCGTTTCTCTGTCTTAGATTATTGACTGTGTTGATGTTAGTTATTTCTTTAAAGAACATCTGATCAGTCATCCAAGCAAATAGAACTAGACCCATGACTAGATCGTCATGACATCCAGATTCTGCTTCATAAGAGTTGCCTTTTCTAGAAAATGTAGAAAGTTCATTAATAGTATCAAAGTCATTCAATATTAGTTGGTCCTGTTCAACCAACATCTTGAGCATATTACACCCAACGGATTTAACTGCTTTTGTTGTTCGAATGCCCTTATCTGCTTTCTTTGAGAATCCTGTAGATATTCTTTTACCTGATCTACCTGCGGATTCTGTGAACATGAGTGTTTCCACTTCAAATTCATAGTGCAATGTCTCTGAGACTTGCTCACCTATATCATTGACTTCCACTAATGTGTAAGCCTCATTATAACTCTTTATACTTCTATATATGATTTCAGCGTAGTCGATGGGTGTTATCATATTGTCCTTAAAGACGCAAACCTGTCTGTAAGGCATCTCTGTAACATCGACAATCTGAAATGCTGAGTAATCTAATCCTTTACCTCTAGC